CTTGTCGCCGCTCGACGGGGTGGACTCGGACGTGAAGGTGACCGCGTCGCCGAGCGTCTGGCGATAGCCGAGCGACAGGCGGACATCCGTGTCGTTGCCCTCGACCACCGGCCGCGCCGCACGGATGAATGACTTCTGACCAATGGTCGGCTGTTGTTCGTTCGTATCGACCGTCGCCGCCAGGGCCGCGCCGTCCGAGAACATCAACTCGTGCGACGTGTTGAACGCCGCCAGTTTCGGCACCACGGTCCCGGCGTAAATCTCGCTGTCCAGGGACGGAGCGCCAGCCGCGTCGATATCATCCGCATACCCGTCGTCGTCATCGATGCCGAGCGAGTTCTGTGCACTGCCGGTCGCGATCATTTCGTGGTCGCCGATGCCGGTCACCGGAGCCCACCGGCCGACCTCCCACTCATAGGCCCAGACCGTGTTGGGCGTCCCGCTCGAAGCCCCGCCATCGGGGAATGAGATCAGGTACAGCTTGTTGAGCGGATCGATTGCCGACGTGACACGGGAGAGGTAGTTCTGATCGACCGTCTCCCAGAACGTCCGGTCCACCTTCCCCGCCCCGATGGCTTTCAACCCGGCGGTGTCGCCGTTGGCGAGTTCGTAGAACCCGGTCTTGTGGACGAAGAACACGCGGTTGCCGTGCGAGGCTACGGAACCCTGGATCGAGCAACCGATGCCCGTGGCGATCTCGTCGCGCTGGAACTTCGTTGGCGGTCCGACGAACGAATAGCGCTGGATCGCGTCGTCCTGGAGAACGATTCCGAACTCTCCGCCGGCCTGGCCCCGGATGTTGCCCCCGGCCGGGATGACCTGGGAATCCGCCATCGTGGTTGCGGAGGTCGCCCAAGACTCGGCGTTGTTGATTGCGGACCACTGGTTGGTACTCTTGGCGCTGTCCAGTTTGCCGGCAAAGGCGAAGTCGCGGACCACAGTGATAAATTCCGCAGTCGGCGGAGTACCACCAAGGGCCACGAACTTGACCGACCCGTCCACGACATCCGACAGGGTGAAGACCTGCGGCGCGTCCGTTCCATTGAACGCAAGCAACAGGTCACCGAACTGGACGAACGACCATTGCGCCTCATCGCCGACCGCGTAGTCGCCGCCGGATGCCCTGGTAACATCGTTCCACGCCGTCCCGGACAGCGCGTACAGCTTCGTGGCGGTTCCGGCGAACACCCGCGCCGACCCGTCGATCGCGCGGCCGTACCAAAGCCCGCGAGCGCGGGCGCCGAGCGCATTCGTGGAATGCACCGTCATCGCCTTGAACGGGCGATAGCTCAACGCGCTCGGCAGGACGTTCGCCACGGACGGCGTTCCCGGCGACTGATAGGGCGCCTGATCGGGCATCCATTCGGCGACGGGAATGAGCGGCATCGCCTACCCCGTGCGAATATCGTAGGCGTCGCCGGCCACGAACGGCGCATCGACGCGGAGAACCTTGAGGCTGCGGCGGCGGCGCGTCTCGCTCTTGAGCGCCTGGAGCAGCATCGGAATCCGGCGCTCCATGCGTGCGGCCATTCCATCATCATTGATGACGTTCGTCGCCAGATCGTGCTTGGCGTGGCAGCGGATCAATTCTTCCGCGTCCGTTGTCCAAGCGTTCGAGTCGCCATCGGCGGACAGCGCAGTCAGGCGGTAATGATCCGACATCGTCACCGTGCGGACGGCCGAAGGGATCGGATACATCCTGAGTTGCTGGGCGTGATAGGCGTAGCGGTACGGCGGATCGCCCGTCATCCCGCCGTCCTGCATTGCCGCGATCTCGTCGAACGTCGCCGGCAGAATCTGGTACCGAGTCGTGCCGATGGTCGCGTACATATCGTCGATCTCGATCAGGTTCGGGATCGCGGCCAGGGCTGCCGATCCGTAATATTCCTGATTGGCAACCAGCGAAAACGTGTCGGTCACGCGGCTGTTGAAATAGAACCGCTGGCGCTCATAGAACGCGATGGCGCTCTGAATGGCAGCATTGATCTGCGACGTGAGATTGCTATCCGAAATCTCATCGGCGATCCGCGAGCGCATTGTCGCGTACGTGGTCATCAGCCGGCCTTTCGCGGACGGCCCGGCCGGCGCCGCTCGCCGTAGACCTCACCCGTCACAGTCGGCAGGCGCGGCCCCTCGGGCGGCCCCATCGGGCCGTCCACGGCGCCGGGAACCTTGTCCGGCGAATCGTAGTGAGCCGGCGGGAACTGATCGACGCCGTCGAACCACCGCCAGCCGATGCGGCCGTGTTCGGTCCGGTAGTAGCCTCTCAGCATGGCCATCAGGCCGCCTCCGCCAGTTTGGCTTTGATGTCGGCCAGGAGCGACGGCCCCCAGTTGCCTTGGAATACGCGGCCGTCCTTGTCGACATGGCGCATCGGCATGTTGGCGACGCCCCACAGTTTCCCGCCGGCCTCGTGCCAGAGCCGACAGAACTCGACATCCTCGCCCCAATACTTCCTGCCCCGGATGTCGGTCTTGAAGTAGGCGCGCATCATCGGGCCGCCGGCCACGCTGTATTCTTCGACGCGGTCTTTCAGCGTCTCGAACACCTCACGGCGGATACGCATCAGGCCCGTTGGGATGACAAGGCACTGAATCAGCCCCTCGGAATGAACCTCCGGGTTGGGCGCCAGATCGACCGGCCAAAGGATCGGATCGCACTTCTTGGGATAGATGCCCGCCACGATCTCGGGCGAGAAGTCACGCAGCCGCGTCAGCGCGTCGCGCGGGAACCCGACATCGTCATCGACGAACACCATGTCGTCGGCCTTGCTGGCGAGGAACTTCTGCACCAGCATGTTGCGCGTGTTGTCGATGTAGCAGTTTCCCGCGATGGCCACGAAATCGTAGTCGTACTTGCTGCCCAAGCCTTCGAGCGCGGCCTTCAGCGACCGCTGCGTCTCCGGCATCGCAGTCCCGGAGTAGGTCGCCATCGCGATAAAGAGACGGCGCCTCATGCGGCCCCCTTGTGGTCGCTCATCTGCACCACGCGGTTCGGATCGTTCGCCCCGCCCGGCTGTTCCGAAAGCCACTGATGGAAGTTGCCGGGATACGGCGTATCGCCGTCCCAATGCGTCAACTCCATGTCGGGAACGACCCAAAGCTGCTTGCCCATGTCGTTCCACCGCTGCGAGAACGAATAGTCCTCGCCGAACCACGTCCCGCCACGCGCACCGTGGTTGAACAGATCGACATGCGGCCCCCACAGCGGGCCGTAGGTCAGATCGGGATAGGCGCGCATGAAGGCGTCCACTGCCTCGTGCGTGACCTTGAGGAAGCCGGCAGGAACCCACTGAGCCCGCACCGCCCCGTCCTCGCGCACGATCGGGCGGCCGTCATGACTCGGATAGAGTTTGCCCATGTACGGGCATTCGCCGCCGGTCTGTTCCGGCGGAATCTTGAAGCGGTACGTTCCCGCGACAACCCAACCGGGCGTCTTGATCAGCTTCACGAGGTCTTCCGGCGACCAGCTCAGATCGTGATCGATGAAGATCACCATTGAGCACTTGTCGTCAAGTGCTCGCCTCAGCATCTTCGATCGCGCGTGCGAGATATACGGCGAGCCGATCTCGAACGTGGTGCGGTGTTCCCAACCCTCCGCGTCGAGCGCCGGGACGCTGGCCTCCAGCGCCTCCAGATACTTCGGATGCGGCCTGGTGATGGTCGGGGTGGCAATGACGATCTTCACTTTGATCCGGCCCCGATGAGATTGTGTCCTGACGCGCGGTTGACGACGTGCCGGACGAAACCAGCCGCCACGAACGCGCGCTCAAGAGTGGATTTGATGTACCCGCAGCGATGCTGCATCCACGGGCTGCTTCTGACGTTGTGCCCGTAAATCATGTCGAGCCCCGTGATCGGACCGGCCGGCGATTCGTAGACCGGAACATCGGTCGGCTCGATGCCCTCCAAATCCGGGACGATGACCAGCGCAAAGCCACCCGGCTTGAGGATGCGGTGAAACTCCCGCAATGCCTGTGCCGCGTCATGCGTGTTCAAATGTTCGAGCGCGTGCGACGTGTAGACCGCGTCGAACTCGCCGTCTCCGATCAGGTCGAGATTCGCCATGCTGCCCACCATGTCGGGGTAGCACTCCGGGTCGATGTCGAGCCGCGTCTCTGCCCAATCCGGGAAGATGTCCCGGTCGATCTCGCGCCGGCCGCAGCCGGCATGCAGGACGCGGCGCGGCTCCACCTTGACGGCAAGAGCCGCGCCGCTCTGCATCAGGCCGACCCCTTCCAGAGCGAGACGGCCGTGAGCGTGTTCATGATCTCGATCACCGCCGCCTTGAAATCGGACGTAACGTCCGCGCTCGAAGCCGTGCCGACCGTGGACGTGGCCTGCGCCGCGGCGGCGCGCTGCGAAACGGCCGTGGCAAGACCGTAGAACCCAAGCTTGTCGCTTGTCGCGATGCCGAGGATCGTGCCGTCCGGGTTGCCGTCGGCAAGTTGCTTCTGCTGCGTGGCGCTGTACGAAGTGCCCATGTGATTTCCTCCTTACGCGGCGTTCTGAAAGCGCACGGCCCACTCGGGACGAATGCACTTGTAGCCGTAAAGCATGTCGATACGAGTGGCCATCACGTCGTTGGTGATCTGGTAGTCGCTGATCACCCGCATGGACAGGTTGTCCAGGCGCTTGCGCGCGGCCATGTGCGTCCCGCCCGGCAGCGGAAGGTCGGCCGTGACGAACGTGAAGGCGTCCTTGTGGTACAGCATCGACAGCCCATGCTGGACCGACGCCGTGCCGATCTTCGTCACCGCGCCGGTATCGGTCGGCGATGCAGAGCAGTTCTGCGTCGGGCCGGTGATGACGATCGACGGGCTGATCGCAATCGACGTGCCCGAAGACGTAACGGCCGTGGTCACGACGAACTGCTGCAATTCGCCGGTATCGACCTTCGTTTCGGGATGCACGCGATTGCACCCGGCGAAGGTGATGATGTCGCCGACAACCAGCGTCTTGGACGTGGTGTTGGTGACCGTGACCGACGCGCCGGTCTGGTTGGCGCCGTTCACGTCCATCTCGTTCGTGGACGAGCCCGTGGTGTGTGTCGGCCAGAGCGAGTTGGCGTAGAAGTCGAACCCGAAGGCGTGGCCCATCGCGCCGTCGAGATACTGCTTCTCGATCTGCTTCTGGGCATGGAACAGCGCCTGGAGCGAGCCAACCAGCTTGACCTGGTCCTTGTTGTTGAGGTTCGCGATCAGCTCGTTTCCGGGCACGAGGTTCTGGCGAAGAATACGCAGGCCGTCGAGCGCCTTGTCGGCGGTCGCGGTCGTGGTCGTGTTGTCCACGGCATTGAACACGTCGCGATACATCAGCATCGCGTCGTATTCGATGTTCGCAGCCAGGACCGACATCGCCGGTTCGATGTAGCGCTCGCGGAACTTGTCCAGCGAGAGGGCGAGTTCGGTCATGGAAAAGTCCATGTCCACGCCCTTCTGCGTCGCCAGAGTGAGCGTCTGGCTGTCCTCCGTGATGCCCTGCACGTCCATCACGCGGCCGGTGCGGACCGAAAAACGGTTGGGCATGCGGATTCGCAGCGTCGATCCGATCTTGGAGCCAGGCTTGGCAAACTGGTCGTCGTACTGCGTGTTGATCGTGCCGATGAAGTTGAGCTTCTGATGAAGCACGGTGAGGGCTTCACTCGTGATCATGTCGATGGTGAGCTGGGTATTGCTCATCGCATTCGGTTCCTTCGAGGGACGGCGGGCGCCTCACGGCGCGCGCGTCGGTTGCGGGTTTAGCGTCGCGCTCCGTTCACCTGCTTGTTGCGGGCTCGCGCATAGGCCGAGATGTCCTCGGACCGAGCGAGGCTCCGCAAGTCAGTGCCGGGCGTTCGCTGGCCGCCCACCTGGGGCGGGGCCGCGACGGGCGCCGGCTGTGACGGGGTTTGACGCTGTTGATTGGCCTGGAGTTGGCGCCAGTTGTAGGCATCCATCAGGACACGCACCGCGCGGGGGTCGCTCACGCCGGACCATTCCTCCGGGGTGAAGCCATACGTGGTCGCGTGCGACTTGAGTTTGCCGTCCAGTTCCTGGGACCATCCGGGAATCGCCGCAATTGCCTTCCGGCCCTCTTCGACCCGCTTGGCGCTTTCGCGCTGCGATTCGACTTGCCATTTCTGCTCTTGGGCGTTTAGTTCGCCGACCAACGCATCGCGCTGGTCGCGTAGTTTCTGATAGTGAATCCACGCGGTCGAGGCTTCCCCCGGCCGATCCACCGAGAACCGCTGCCATGCGTCTGCGTCGAGCTTTTCGTAGGGTTCGATCTGCTCATTCAGTGCATACAGCCGGCCGACCTCCTTGGCGTGCCGCTGAAAGGTCTGAGCTTGCTCCGCCAGAGTCGCCTTTTCGGCCTCGATGGCCTTGGCGCGCTCGGCAGCTTCCTGCGTTTTGCGGGTGTAGTCCGCTTGGCGCAGATACCCGTCTTTCAGGGCCTTGGAGACCTTGCCCCTCTTGCCGTCAACCTCGATTTCTTCAAGCTCATCCTCGGCGGCTTGGCCCTCGATTTCCGGGGGCTGCTCGTCGGACCGCTCGATAACTTCGGTGTCAGGCTGGGCGGCGAGTTCCGGCGCTGGCGTGGCGGTGTCCACGGGCGCCGGATTGTTCGCGATGTCGTCGGCCATTCAGTCATCCCTCTAGGGGAAAGCCCGCGTCGTCACGACGGGGGTACTTTCTCGTTAAGTGAGGATTTTAGCGTGTCAAGCGATTTCCGACCTCACGACAACAGAAACCACTCGTCGTCATCCCGGAGCAGCCGCAAGCGGCGCTCCAGTCCGATCTGGATCGACCGTTCGACCTCAAGCGCGCGGAGTTGTTCGCGCAATTTGACCCGGCCCCGGCGCGACCGCTGGATTTGCTCGCCGAGTGCCGCAATCCTGGCGTCCAGTGCCGCGATATCGACCCGATCTGGCACGGAAACCGGGACAGTTGGCGGCGGCTCGTCCTCATCGTCGCGGCGTCGGCGGCGGCGGGAATATGGATCGTAGACCCACCCGCCGGATGGCGCCGTAGGCGTGGGAGTCGGCGTCGGGGTGACGCCGGACTCTTCCTTGCCCGCAAAGGTGCCGTACCGACCGCCAGGGCCGGCATAAGGGCGAAGCTGCGTGATCGTGCCCGGATTGTGCGGGCCGGGCGGAACGCCGCTGTCAGCCTCTTTGCCGGCGAAAGAGCCGTAACGCTGGCCGGGGCCGGCGTGCGGAGTAAGTTGAGTGAGCGCAACCACATCAGACGATGATGAAGGTGTCGCCCGACGCCGGAGCCGTCGTGAGCGCCGTTACAGTGAAGGTCTGCGTGGCGTGGACGAAATCCGTGATGTCCGTGGCCTGATTCCGCAGCGCCGCCGTCGTCGTGTCGCTGTTGAAAATCATGATGCGGCCGTTGAACTGGTCATTCACCGCAGACGCGGGCGACAGCGCCGACGCCACAATCGAGGTCGTGCTTCCGCCCGTGTCGCAGGTACCGGTGCAGATCGCTTCGGTGGACAGTTCGAGCGTATCCGCCGCCGCCGTGCTGCCGCTGATCGCGAGCGCATCGGACTTCATGTTGCCGCCGGCCGTGAGCGCGGCCGGCAGGCGGGCCTGAATGTCCGCAATCTCGGTGTCGATGAAGTTGTCGATCGCGTCGATCTTGCCGTCCAGCGTCGTGCCGGTGTCGACGAGGATCGCCGCCGTATCGACTTTCACGGCCGCGATATCCGCGCTGACCGAAGCGCCGGCCGGCGTGCCGAGCTTCGGCTGCATGTCCGCCGTGTCGGTCAGGATCGCGTCAACGTTGGTCGCTAGCGCCGCGACGTTCGTGGTCGCTCCAGCAACGTGCGTCAGATCGACCTCGGGCACGCCGGCAACTGATGGCGTCGCGGCAGCCGTGCCGAGCCATGCGTCCACGTCCACTTTCGGCTTGCCCGCGATGGCTTCGGCCGCCACGATGCGGAACGTCGCCGCGATGAAGTTGACCGTCTGGCTGTCGATCGTCACCGACGACACGACAACCCAATAGAACGAGCCGACCGCGTAGAAGCTGGCGTCCGTGTTGTCGCTCAGATCAATCGAAAACCCATGGATACCGGTTAAGCCGTCGAAGTCGATGCCGTCCGTGTCCAGGAGCGTGTAACCCGCGTCGCTCGCGCGCTGCGTCACCGAGCCGTTCTTGTAGATTTCGATATCGGTCACGGCGAGCCCGGTCAGCGTGATCGACTCGCCGTTCGTCTTGCCGTAAGACGCGAAAGGGATATAGAGCGTGCTGTTGGCGGGCACGTTCCCGAGATGCAGCGTCATGCCGCGAGCCTTCCACGCACGAGGTTAGGACGGATGAGGTTGCCGCCGATGAGTTTTGGCGTCGCGGCTGCCCCACCGGATGATGTGAACGCGCCTGGCCACCAGTTCGCGCCGTCGAACGGTCGCGCAACGGGTGGGTGATCCTTCAGTGACGTTCCAGTCAGCGCACCGCTGTTGCCGTTGCCGCTCCAATCAGGCTCCGGCGACGCCGCCCCAAAGATTGGCAGATAGGCTCCGAGTTCGAGCCCCAATGCGAACGGCCCCTTGCGATATACGGTCTGCACTTGATCGGCAGTCCACGCCGCGTCGTCGATCGCGACTTCCGCTATACCGCCGTCCCAATATCCGCCTCCGACCTCGGACCCAAGAATGACGTTGTTCGTCAAGACCCGGCTGCCCGCGCCGAGCGAGGCTGAAGCGCCGGCAGAATCGACGCCATCGATGTATATCTTCGATGCGTCGTTGCCCGATGCGATCCCGACGATGTGGTGCCACGCGCCCGTCGTCGGCGTTGCGGCTTCCACGTACTTGAGATTGGTCCCGTCCCACCAGATGAACCACAGACGCGCTGTGTTCGGACCGACCACGTATTGCTGGCGAAGGATGTAATTGCCGTTCTTGCGGACGATCTCGCGATTTCCCGTGCCGCCGATGTTCGTGTCGGCCCACGCCCACACGGAAACGGTCAGCGCCGAGGTCGAGTCAAGCGACGCGGCATCCGTCACCGTGATGTAGTCGCTCGACCCGTTGAAATCGCGCGCCATCGTCAGGCGTCCGCGTACTGAAAGATCAGATCGAACAGCACGGCCGTCGCCGCAATCGTGTCCGACGATGCGCCGTCGCGGCCGAACAGGAACTCGACGGTCTCGCCGGCTGCGAAGTTCGCCGCGGTTGCCGTCATGCTTGCCACCATCCGGCGCAACGCCGCGCCGGGTGCGGCGTCGGTGACGGTCAAGGCTTCCTCGGTGCCGGACTGGTCGAGACTGTTGGCGTCATCGCCCGCAACGGTGCGGTAATCCAAGTCCCAAATCGCGTTACCGCTCGTCGCCGTCGTGGTCCAGATCACCTTGAACACGCCAGAGCCGACGTAGTTCTGCGGAACCGTGAACTGCCCATAGACCAGATCGCGCGTCGATGTGTCCTTGAACGCGATGACGAGATGCTTCCACACGTCGTTGGTCGCGAGCGTGTCGAACATCGTCGCGTAGACGTTGCCAGACCCGCCGAGCGACAGCGAGCCGTTGAGGATGCTGATCTGATGCGTCGCCATGTCAGCCTCCGACCTCGAACGTCACGCGCGCCCATTCGCGGAACAAGCGCTTCTTTTGCCCCGCCGTGAGCGACAGCGGCGATACTGCCGCATCGATGGCCTGCGACATCGCCGTCTGCACCGTCGCGCCGCGCATCGTGTCCTCGATCGCCTGAAACGCGGCGTTGGCCTGCGGCTTGGTCCACGGCACCGAGCCGTTCTGGGCGCCCTGTCGGCACTGTTGGAGTTGCGCTGCGGTGAGAACTGCCATTTTTCAACCTTCTTTTCGCGTGCGCTGGACGGCGCGTTTTGCTACCATCCGCGCATGGAATGGATCGTGGCCGCTGTCGTCGCCATCGCCCTCGCCGCCTTCGCGACGCGTCACATGTGGATCGACAGCACCGGCGAAGACCATCACGACTCCCGCGAGTTCTAGGCTCATTGCAGCGTCGCTCCGGTGGGCTGGGCTTCGTCTATCGGCTCGTCGATCGATTCCACGATGAACCCGTTTTGATCGCGCACCGGGCGGCGCTTCATGCGCGGCATCGCCACGTTGATCTTGACCTGCGACAGCCCATCCTTGACCGCCTGCGCCACGATCATTGCGATGTCTCGATCCGGGTTCGCGGCCTTCGCCGCCTTTTCGTTCGAGGTGCGGATTTCTCGCTCGGCCTGTTGGTCAGCAGACTTGTCTGCCAGTTCCGCCTGCTTGCCGGCCTTCCATGCCTCTAGCTCGGCTTCCCACATGGCCTTGTCTCGCGCCAACTCGTGGTCCGCCTTGGCCTTGTCGCGCGCAAGAATCGCGTCGTTCTTCAGCTTCTGCTGTGCAAGGATCAGGTCGTTCTGAGCCTTCTGCTTGTCCGCCTCAAGCTGCGCGGCCATCTCCGCCATCTTGACCTTGGCCGGGTCTTGCGGTGCCGATTGAGCGGCCAGCGCCTCGATCTTCTTGGTGATTTCTTCGATGCCGGGAACGTCGAGCGTCTTGAGCAAGAGCGGACCGAGCACCGACGCGAACTGCGGATTGCCGCGCATCGCCTCGGTTAGAGCCGCCGCAGTCTCTTCGCGCCGCGTCGTGAACGACGGACCGGCTTGGACGACGAGGTCGTACTTGCCCGCCGTGAGGTCGAACACCTCGGGGGCCGGTGTCGCTTCCTGGCCCGGCGACACCGCGTCCATCTGATCTTGCGGGCCGGGCATCCCCGGAAGCGGCAGATTGGTCGCCATCACATGCCCCCGATCTGCGGCGGCATTTGCATCTGCGCTCCGGGGCCGGGCATCTGCGGAGGCGGCATCTGCATCTGTGCCGGCGGCCCCATCGGCTTAGGCCCGATCTGCACCGTCTGCGCCTTGCCGTCCTCTCCGAGAATGCGAACCATCCGCTGCCCGCTGTACACCTTCGGGATGAGGTCCAGCATGATCACGCCGGCATGGCGGATCGCGCGGTTTAGGTTGTCCGCGAAATGGAACGTGGCAACGTCGCCCTCCCGCTGACGCGCCATGATCGCGCGGCCGGACGTTTCGTTGCTCTTCGCCCCGAGACTGGCGTTGTACATGCCGAGCGACGCTTTGATGTCGTCGTTCGCCAGCATCGCCTGGTTGAGCGCGCCCGCAGGGATTCCAGCAAAGGGCTGGCGCTGCGGCATTTCATCGCCCTTGTATTCGAGAAATGGATGATTCTCGCTGTTGGCAGTTGCCCACCGCTCGTCGATGTCGAACGCCCCTTCTTTCCCAATGAATGGCGCCTTGGGGGCGAGCGCGATCAGTTCCGTGGCAGCCGACCGCCAGAAGTTGAAATTGCACTGGGCGTCCTTGGCGTCGCGGATCAGGCTCTTGAAGATGCGCTTGCCGTCAAGCACCACTTCCTCGCCATAGACCGGGATGATCGGGATGTAGCGGCCGGGCCACGGGTTGCGCTCAAGCACGTCCGCCCCGGTCATCAGCGTGTTGGTCACCTTCATCGAAGGCGCCATGCGCTCGGCAACGACCGTAATTCCCGCGATCTGCGCCACGGCCTGCTTGCTCGATCCGTCCTCGAACTTCCGAACGAAGTCCTCTTCGGCAATCACAGTCCCGTCGCTCAGTCGCAGAATCTTGCGCTGCACCTTTTCGCGCCGCCACCACAGCGCAACCATGACCTCGTCGCCCTTGTGCCACGGGGCCTCAAGCAGCTTGTGATCGGCATCGTCCCAATTCACGCCGTCCGCGCCGGGGAAGCGTTTGGCGAACGTCGCCTTGTCGATGATCTCGGTCTGAAAGGCGTTGTTCCAGTCCGACGAGTCCGCCTCGGTGCTGTAGGGATCGCCGTAGATCGTCAGCGGATTGGCGACGCGCTTGAGCCGGATATCCTGGTCGAACGTGTCGTCGCAGGAATACTCGACCGTGACCGTTGCGTAGCCGAATCCCCCAGCGATGGCGTTGTCCGCCGCCGTGTCCCACACTGTATCAGCGTGGCTCTGCTGTTCGATGTTGCGGATCAACCCGGTGAAAACGTCCGCCGTCTTGATGTCGGCTCCGCTGTCGACCGGACGCACCTTGATCGCGGGGCGATTCTGGCGGATGTCGTTCATCACCTGCCGCTGAAACTGCGGCAGCATGTTGATCGTCAGCGTCGGGCGGCCGGCGCGCTTCGCCGCCCAGTTCACGCCGCCGACCGTCCATTGATGTTCCCCACCGATGCGGGCGAACTCGACATCCTCGACGAACGCTGCGCGGTTGTCGGCTTCCGCCTCGCTGGCGAGTTTGAACGCCTCCAGGGCTTCGTCGAGAGTGTCGCGGTCAGCCAAGCCAGGCCCCCTGCGTTGGCGCGCGGTCATGGCGCGGGCGTACCGCCCTCGGCACATCGCCCCCGGTCGCGCCCGTGCGGAACGCATCCGCGCCGTGGCTCGCCCAGTTGTGCATTGGCCGCGTGCGGAGAATCTTGTTTTTCTCGTCCCAATCGGCGCGGTACTGCCGCAACGCTTCGATGCCGCGCTTGCACTTCTCAGCGTCGAACCAACAGCGGGGCAAGAGCAGCCGCGCCGCGTTGATTCCGTCCATGATGTCTTGGGCCGGAACGACCTTGATGTTCCGCAGGCCAAGCGCTGCCAGCGTCTCGCGCCGCGTGCGGCCGGTGCCGAGTTCGTGCGCCTCGACATCGTGCGGCAGGATATGGTCGCTATAGCGATAAGGCCGGGCGTCGAGTTGCTTGACGTAGTGCGGCAAAGCCTCGCCGCTGGCCTCGTGGTAGTCGATCACGCGGAGTTCGCGTCCGACGTACTGCACAAACCAGATCGAGGTCGAATCGTCGTAACCCAAATCCCACCACGTCTGGACGCTGTGGCCGGGATCGTGCGGAACCTTGGTCAGCCGGCCCTCGCGCTCGGCCTCGTTCAATTCCTTGCCGAAGTAGGCACCGATGATCGCAGCCTCAAAGCTGCACTCGAACTCCTGGGCGTACTGTTCCGGCGTCATGTCCTTGCGGGCGGCTTCAAGTTCGCCCGTGCTGACAAGGCCGGTTTCAGACGCGCGGAGCATGAGCGACATCCAATCCGGGTCGGTTCGAGCCCGGTCGTAGATGTCATGAAACTGGTTGCGCCCCTTCGGCGTGCCGATGAACGTCGCCCAACCCTGCCGATCGGTCAGAAGCGGACGGATCACCTCCCCCCAGATGGACGGCGCCATGTCGGCGTACTCGTCGAGCACGACGCCGTCGAGGTAGATACCCCGGAGCCGATCCTGATTGTCGGCGCCGTAGATGCGGATGCGCGCGCCGTTGATCAGGTCGACGCGAAGTTCGGTCTCGTTCGGCTCGGATGCAAGGAGCGGTTGGGCGTAGCGCTTGAGGTAGGTCCAAGCGACGTCCTTGGCCTGGTTGAACAGCGGGGCGATGTAGGCGAAGCGGCCTTCGGGACGCTGGCAGAGCGACGCGGCCTTGATCAGTTCGTTCACGCAGGCGACGGTCTTGCCGGCGCGGCGGTGCGCGACGATGCAGGCAAAGCGGGACTTCCGGTTGTGGAACGGAAGGAACTGGCGCCGGGGGGCGTACTCGATCGTCAGGCGTCTGGCGACGGCAGCCACGAGATCACCACGGGTCCGCCGCCCTCGCCGGTCAGTTCGACCGATGCCAGATCGGGAAGCGATTTCTTGAGAACGCCAAGCGCAGCCGTGACTTGGCTGCTGTCCATCAACGGCTTGTCGCTAAAAGCGTGGGCCGTAAGACGGTTTATGAGCTGACTGGTTTTGATGCGCCGGCGTGTTTCGTCGTCGTGTCGGCGCTTCCGCGAGCGGGCGGCCATGCTGCGGTGATCAGCAGCCGCGCTTGCCGGGTCGCTTGGTGCTCTTCTTGGCCATATCGACGTCTCCCGACGTGGATGTTGCAGGTGATTTGGACGCTAAGTGTGGTTTTTTCGATGTCAAGCGAAAACGCGCGTCGGTGAGAAAGTCGCCGAGCGGTGCAGCGGGAACCGTCGTGCGCGGCGACCGCAACGCCATCAAGAGCATTCGGAAACGGTTCAGCACCACGGTTCGCGGCGCCCTCGCCATTGCCGGGCGAGTCCCCTGGCGATGAGTTCGTGCCCGATGTCGGCGCCGTCCGATGTGTGCGCGAATGCCAGCGTGCGGCGGTAGCGGTCCAAGCCGGTGCGGGTCAGGGCCACGCCGTTGACGGTCAGGCGGTGCAGCCAGCGCTGGGCTTGTGTGCCGATGTCGCATTCGCGAGCGCAGCGGCAGGGGTGGATTTCGGGGGCGTCGATGCCCTGAAGGCGGATGACCTCGCCGGATGCGAGCATAAGCGTATCGCCGTCAACGGCCCGCTGGACGCGCTCCAGCGGTTGGGCGGGCGCGGGAGCGGTCAGAAGCGCCAGGGCGCATCCAAGGGCCGCTGTGAGGCTACGATTGCCCATTCGCATCCCGCGCTTTGAGTGTCTTAACTTGACGTTCGAGTTCTACGATACGTATTGCCAATAGAGAAATAGCGTCCGCAAAACTCAGCCGCCCAAAATCCCCACCCCATGACACCTCTTTCAGCGCCTTCATGCGTTGAAATTTCAGAGATTCGTCAGTCATTTCGGCTCGCTTGGATGGTTGAGGGCGGCGTCGATCATGGCGCGCCAAATGTTGAGCACGCCGTTATATCCAAACGGGCGGCCACCATTGCACCATGCCGCACACTCTCCGGCGTTTAGCATGTCAGCCGTCAATCTCGACTGCTTCCACTCCCGGTCCATGTTTGAGATATCCTCGAACACGGGCACCGCATCACCGCGCATGGCCTCGATTGCGGCGCGCATTGCCCGCATCCACGCTTCCCGCGTAGCTGGCCCCATGCGCTCCCACTCGGCGGCCATTGTCGCGTTGTCACGGGGAACGTTGTTCCAGCCGCACAAGGCAGCGCGACCAGCACGCTCGATCATGTCGGTCATGCGTGCGGCCCCTCAAGCTCCCAGTGGCGGGCGTAGTCGTCGGGAGGGATGTTGAGCGTCAGTCGCTCGCCAATTTTCACGCCGCCTCGGTATACGTAAACCGCAAGCACTGAATATTCGGGTTTGGGCATGACAAATATGCGCGGCGGAATTTTTCCCAAGTCAATCATTCCGCCCCCGGAATCCTTCGCAGGATGGGCCGTGGTGCGTTTGGGGGTGCGGTCCGCCGTTGGGGTGCTCATTCGGGCTTACCCCCACTCAGCGGCCCGCTGGCGGGCGTAGCGCGGCGGTTCCAGGCGGCGGCTGCATCGGCTTCGTCCGTGCCCCATGGGCCGTAGATTTGGCAGTTTTGGCAGCAGACACGGCGCATCCCGGTGCGCTCAAACAGTGGCGGCGCTACGCTCACTTCCACGTCTCCCCCGCACCACGGGCACCCGTCCAGCTTCGGGCGCTCGGGGTACTTGGCGAGCAGCGCAAGCGCCTTCTCTTTCCAGATTGGCCCACCGTTGATCGATATGAAATCGCGCTCCGGCGCCATCCGCAGCACCGTCCGCAGCAGCCGGATCGCTTCGGCGAGGTCGGGGTTGTCGGTCATGGCAGGTCTTCTACCAACGCGCGGGCGCGGGCGCGGCCGGCGTCGGTCAGGCGGAAACTCGTGCTGCGAATATCCGCACAAGCCATCGCGTAGCCCAACGCCCGCAGCTCGTTCATCGTTGCCGGCATCCAGCGATACGGCCGTCCAATCCGCTCCTGACGCAGCAGATCGCACAATCCTAATTCCTGCCGCTTGGTCAGCTTCGGCTCGTCGCTCATCCCGTCGCTCCTTCCGCCGCCGACAGGGCGGCTGCCTCGGCCTTGCGCTGGCGCTCCCGCTCCATCCATTCAGCTCGCTCGCGCAGTTGCTCGGCAATGTCCGCCTGACGCTTGACGCGGTCCGCGTGGAACCGCTGGCGCTGGTCCCAAATCCCCCGCACCGGTTCGCGAAGCTCGGCAGGCTTGGGGAAAAACTTGTAGTGCGTGCGGGCGTGCTTCAGTGCCAGTTCGACCAGATCGGTCGGCAGATCGGCCAGCGCTTCGCGGTACCAGTCAGCCTGTGCCGCCGACCACGTATCCGGCGTTTTCCAAAGGCTCAGGGTGTCCGCGAGCTTGACCGCCAGAGCCTTCGCGTCGATCGGGTGCAGGTTGGCCGGCAACGTCGGCGAACGCGGCTGCAATCCCGGCTTTGAGCCGATCCGAATCACTTGGCCGATGCCCGTTAGTTCGCTGGTCATAACCGCCTTCCATCAATTTCGTGAACTGCCTCTGGGTGACGATGAAATCGAAATCAGCCCGCCAATTGGGATGATCCTTGCCGTTCTGCCGGCCGAGCAAGAACG